GGCCCGCGCGACGAGCGATAGCCCCTACCCCATGCGGTTTTGTCTGATTCGGGTTGTGCAGGGTTGCGGAAGGAGTAATCGTGCAATTCGCAAAGAAGCAATTCTTCTGAATTATTGACGAGCCATTCCCATGCTTCTTTTGCAGCTGCTCTTCCTGCTCGAGTCGCCGGATATCCCATATCGACGGCATAGCCACTGGCATGGACACTTAGGTTCTTTGAACCGCGCATCGGACGGTTGACGTACATTCCTAGATTCGTAAATGCCCAACGCCGTTGACATAGATCAAAGAATTTCTTTGTGATTGGCGAGGTGGCTTTGCCGTCCCAAGAAGGCCAGAACGGGTATTTGCGAGCGGTCATGGTGCAGGCGGTTCCTTCGGACGATCCTTGAGGCCGTTACCTGCGAGCACCCCGAGAAGCCCGCCAGTTAACGTCGCAAGCATTGGCGACAAGACTGACCAGGCTGCATCGTCGTTAGGCGAGACCTCGAGCGGTTGAGTTACAAATAGTAAGCCGTAAAGAAGTGAGATGATTGACAGAACGAAGGCAAGCGTTAAGCCGATGGCTACGACAAAGATGAGTCGTGCTTTGATTTCTTCGTTTGTATGTCTGTTGTCTGGTTTCATGTGCATTTCCCTCCGTCGCCATAAGCGGGTGCAATTGTTGTTGAGATTGTTTCGGTTACGCCTCGAAGTGCTTTGTTTTTTGTCGGTGGGCAGTTGAGGCGTTCACGATCTGCGCAAGCAGTGAGCGATGCACAAATGACCAATAGAATCAGGCTTTTTCGCATTATGAAGGCCCAATGTCTTCGATGATTAACTGCGCAGGACGTGTTGCGCTGTGCAATGCGGTGCCGGTTCCTGCGCTAATCGTCAATGTTGCGACGATGGATTGTGCGCCAGCGGTAAAAGTTTTAACAACGGTTGGAGTCATTTGTGTTTCTCCACCTGGCAAGGTTGGCGTCGTGGCAAATTGCAATTCTGTTCCTGCTGTTGTGGTTCCGTTGCGAAGTCTCGCAATGATGTTTGCAGGGGTTGCGCCGTTGGCGTTATAAAGATCGCCTTCAAAATATGTGATGCGATAGTAACGGTTCGCCACGGCAGTGAATGAGGCAGTCAGGAAGACTGTTTCTGTTGTGGTAATTGCGCTGTCTGTTGTTTTGTTTGTTAATGCTGCAACGCCCCAGGGCAAGTTGTTCATTTGAACTGCGGTGAGGATTTGCCCTGATGTGAATGTTGTGTTGATTGTCATGTTTTGTCTCCTTTAGAAACTCAGAAGGTTGTTGTCGAGCGTTCCGAAGATTGCGTCGTCAAGCGTCATGTATTGGTTGCCGTCCGTACTTTCAAAAGTGTACGAAACAATGTGAGACCCTGGAACGATTCGGTGTTCAATTCCTGAAGTGATTAGGGTCTGCGATTCTGTAAGCGGGGTTCCGGTGTTGTAATCCTTTTGCACCGTGACAACTGATGTCAGGTCAATGGCAAAGATAGTTGCCCATTGCGCAGCTGTAAGTGCTGCGAGTTCGCATGAGACGCCTGTGAAACGGACAACGGGGTTGCGGTATTTACCGAGAAGGTACGCGCCGAGACCATTGACTTCCGTCGTGGTTGAGTTGAGCAAACTGAGAAGGTTGTAGTTCTGCGCCTGATACAAAGAAATTGACGTCGAGTCGGAGTTTGTCTGCGCTGCTCCTGCGGGTGATTGCGTCACGATGTAGTTGTAGAGAAGTTCTGACCCGTACTGATTGACCAGGCTCATGTATGGAATGCCTGTGCCGTTTGTGGTGAACGACGCGCCTGAGACGGGGTTGAGGACGCTTGACCTGCCCTTGAAGGTGAGGGTTCCGTCGGCTGAGGTGTAGAGGTAGCCCTGTTCGGAGGTGTTGACCTGTTGAAGGTAGTTGAGGACGTTTGTGTCCTGAGAGACCGCGTAAGCGCCAAGAGTAGATGAGCCTGTACCGATAGACCTTGCGCCCTGGTACGCAATTTCTGGACGGTCTAGAACGGTGCTGACGCGAACTCCTGAGGTCTCAGCGGACGGCGTAAAAGCGTTAAGTTGCTGATTTGCCAAGGTGCCGAAAGAATCAACGCATCGAGCGAACATTCTGCCCTGATTGGCGTTCTGGTAGTCCAAGTCCCAATCCTCGACGAACCCTGTGTAGATGGGGGTGCCGTTGGCGTAGATGATAATTGGCGAGCGAGGCAACACGAACGGGTAGTAAATCGAGGACGTGTTGAGCGGGTCAAGAATGCGGGAGTTGTTGTTGAAGACGACCTGTGCGGTTCCTGCGTTGAATTGGTCAAGTTGGCGGTTGCGTCCGCGCTTGATATTGACCGACAGAACAAGCGACGTCAGGTCTGCGTATGCAAGACCGCCGAGGGTGCCTGTGTTGAGTAGACCGTAAACGGCGTCGTCAAGTTGAAAGGGTGTACCGAATCCTGTGGTCGTCTGGAACCCGACGAGGACTTGGTACGTGGGGACGGTCATTAGAAAGTTGCAGCAGGTGCGAAGACCTGTCCGGAGTTGCGTTGGGCTGCAAGGATGGCGTCGATGATGTCTTGACCAACTGTGGCAGGCGATGAGACAAGTCCTGCGTCCATGTTGATCGTGATGTTGCTGAATGGGCCGATACCGCCAATGCCTGCCTGCTCGAATCCGCCTGCGTTGCCTGAGGTGTTGTCCATCACGGGCACTGCGGTGTTCTGTGGTTTGCCTGGAGCAGCTGCAGCGATGGTTGGTGCAGTTAATGCGCTTGGAATTGCTAGAGCGCCTTTTTGAGATTCTTCAAACTCTCGAGCATTTGTAAAACCTCCGCCGTCGCCCCCGCCAATACTTGGAATTGAGAAACTTTTGCCAGCCAACAAAGCACCAGCAACGCCTGTGTATTTCACCCAATCCGGAATGGTGAAACTGAATCCGCCGAGGGTGTTGTTCCACAGTTTTGCGATGTTAGTGAAAGTGAATTTTGCAATGTCGTAAAGAAGTTTGAATACTGGAATCGTGACGTTGGTGACCCACCAGCGGATGCCACCGAAGACTGTGTCAACGATGTTGCGGAATGTTTCAAACTTCTTGTAGGCAATAACTGCAGCCGCTGCGACTGCACCGATACCGATTGCAATTGCGGTGATTGGGTTGATGCTCATTGCAATGTTGATTGCGACAATTGCTGCTGCGACTGCAGCAAGGGCAACGGCAAGGACTGTGAAGACCTCAGGATGTTTTGCAGCCCAATCAGAGAACTTTTGAAGGACGGGAACAATTGCTTCAACGACTGGCATAAGCGACGCGCCGATTGACTCTTTTGTCTCGTCGAGGGCAAGTTTCATTCTGGCGAATTTGCCTGCGGTTGTTTCAGCTGCTGCAGATGCTGCGCCACCGAAGGTCTTTGACATTGCTTGCATGACCTCGTCGAGGGTTGCTCCGCCTTTGATCATGTCGCGAAGTTCTGGAGAGAGTTTTGCCAGGGCGGTCATGTTGCCGCCGTAAGCCTTCTCGAGAGCCTTTGTTGTTGCCTCGAGGCTGAGACCCTTGGCACTGGAAATGTCCATAGCCGCCGACGCCAATTTTTGCGCTTCGGTGATTGAACCAGTTGCCCGAACGAGACCGCCAAGTGCCGGACGAAGTTCGTCGTCAGTTACTCCGAGCAATCTGCCCTGGACGCTGATCCAGTCTTCGTTGGCGGTTATCTGTGCGTCGGTTGCGCCCGTGGTGCGTCGAATCTGTTCAGCAAGTTTGTCCTGCGCGGCTGCATCCTCGATTGCGCCCTTTACTGCTGAACCGAGTGCAGCGGTCAGACCTGCCAGTGCTGCAGCTGCGGGAACGGCTGCCTTCTTGATTGCAAACTGTGCCTTCTCGCCATTGGTCTCAAGGTTCTTGAATTCCTTAATCGCTTTGTTGATTCCTTTGCCGTCGAACTCTGTGATGATTGGGATTGCGATTGTCATTTGAGTTCTCTTTCGACGCGGGCTTTGACTTCGTTTGTGGCGCGTAGAAGTTCGCGTTCAATCTCTCGACGTTTGCGGAACACGGCAGGCCCGAGAATGCGCGTATGGTTCGGACGCAACTGCCCGAGGGAATCCCCCAGGCGGTTTTGGTTAGCGCGTCCCGCTGCTTCAAAGACGGCTGCAGCGACATTGGTCTGGGTGATGTAGATCAGGGAGGTTGCTTCTCGAGAGGCGTCAACTTTCAATTTGACTCCCGAGACTGCCTTTGCGACGGAGAACGGAAATATCTTCTTGTTGGCTTGTTCCCATTTGCGAGCCATGCCGGACAAAGGAACCTTTGTGTAACTCTTCTGGACTTCTTGAATGGCAGGTTGTGCAATACGGGTTGCGTCAGCGGTGAACTGCTTACGCAGACCAGGCTCAATCTTGTTTAGCGAACGAATAGCGTCACGAACTCCGACGACTTCAAGTGAAGTGTTTGTTGTCATCGTCTGCTCCTTTGTGATTTCTGTTGTTCGTTCAACACGTCAACAACCGTGAAGAGATCGTCTGTGTCGAATGGGATGTCGGGTGTCCAGTATCCAGTCGCGACAAGAACCTCCGCTAGTGAGCGTCGGAAACTGCCGCTTCTGTAAAAGACGGTGAGTCCTCCGACACGACTTCGATTGACTTTGTTTTCTTGATGAATTCGTCAAAGGCGAGCGGGGTTGTGATTCCCGCAGCTCGAGCAGATTCAAATGCAAAGAATGCAAGGTCTTCTGCGCCGATGCCGTTTGCGAGACTGGATGCTTGTCGTTTGAATTTGCGTTCCCATGCCACGACAACGAATAGATTCGTTTCGCATTCATATGGGTCGCCTTCAATCGGTGTTACTTGTAGTCGGATTTTCATTTGTTTCCCTCTTTCAATTATCAGGTAATGTCTCGTGCCCAGGTGCCGTTAGAGAACGAAATACTGGCTACGGCAAGGGTGCCGATGGACGACATGATGACCGGAGCTGCGTCAAGTGTTGCCGAGGTAATCGTAAACTCTGGATTGCTCGCAGACTCTGTGGTGCCTGATGGGGACACAACAATTGTGCATCCGCCAGCAGAAACGATTGCGCTCAAAAGTGTTTCGATCTCGGTTGTGCCGTAGGAAAGATAGAGGTCAAGGTTGACCGCGACGCTCTGCAAACCTTTCACCGCCTGTCGGCCTGTATCGGCCAGACTGGTGCTTTCCAAAAGTTCAAAACCGACCATTACTTCACATTTAGAAAGTTGATCGCTGACGTCAATTACTGATCCGCCAGTTGGGGTGATGTTACAGGTGGCTCCAGAAAGGAATGTGCTTGTTGCCATTGGTGGCTCCTTAGTTTCTCTTC